CTCCTGATTCGGCGTGCAACTCGGATCACCACTTGGACCAACACTTGGACCAACACTTGGTCCCGCACTTGTTCCCACACTTGGTCCCGCACTCGGCCCCACACTTGGTCCCACACTCGGACATCCGGCTTGTCTAATCTCAAGGTTTGCTCCTGGTTCGGAGTGCAACTCGGTCCAGTACTTGGTACCACACTTTGTTCCACACTCGGTCCCACACTCGGTACCGCACTTGGACCCGCCCTTGGTCCTGCAATTGGTTCCGCACTTGGTACGGCACTCGGCCCCGCACTTGGTCCTGCAATTGGTCCCACAATCGGTCCAATACTCGGACATCCGGCTTGTCTAATCTCATGCAAGCCGGGCTTTCGCCCGGCCCTCCTTTCATTACAAGATTACAGCAAGCTCGTTTCGCCAAGTCTGGGACTTCACCAGCAAGTCGGCACTCACTTTCTTGCGGCTTGCATTCAGCAGGAACACTTGCTTCAACTCCGAACCAAGTCGCTCCGCGTACTTGAGCAGCGGCTTCCAGTTGCTCTCGTCAAGCCCGGACGCGGCGGTGATCGCAGCAAGCCGACGATCGAACAGTTGCTTGGGCACTTTCGCGGTTCCGGCCACCATGTCGGCAAGCGGGATGAACTCGGCGGATTCCCGCAGGAAGTGTTCAAGGTTGGAAGCGGCTTTCTGGCCGATAGCACCTTGCAAGCAGGGCTGGCGCACACCGTCGGGCACGGACTTGATGATGTTGGAGGCAAGCTCCAAGCTGCGCATCGAGCAGAACTTGCGCTTGGGGTGGCGCTGGTCGTACCCGTAGTAGCTCGTCAACTCCGTCTCGGGCCTCGTCTGAGCCTGTGGATCAAAAGACTTCAAGGCCTGCGGGTTGACGCGCACCCACTCGATGATGCGAGCATCCACACCCCGGTCAAGCATGACTTTCGTGGCCTCGGCAAGTGTCGGGTCGTCCACCTCGATAGACACCACGCGGTTGCCCATGTGCGGCTTGAACTTGTCACCCACTCGGAACTCGGCGGCGTTGCCGGTCACGACAACGATGGTGTCCTCGGGGTACTCGTGGTGCATGTAGGTGCGGGGGAAACCGTGCACCATAGGCAAGAAGGCATTGAGAATGTCGTCGGGGGCCTTCCACAGTTCGTCCAAGATGAAGGCGGTCTTGGGTGCGGGATGCCACATCTCGGGGGTGGCGAATTCCACAGTCCCGTTTTTCTTGACCACGGGCAAGGCCGCGGTGTCCTCCGCTGGGATGTTCTGGCAGGGCATGATGTGCACGTTGTATCCGGCTTCACGCAAGTGGGCGGCAATGCCATGCGTTTTTCCTACGCCGGGTGGGCCTTCGAGTGAGAAAGTCACGGCGGGGCAGGACAAGATGGCTTGTGCGGATTGTTCGATGGAGAGTTTGGACATTTGGGTTCCTAGGGGTTAGATGTGCTTTTTCCACAGCGTGGTAAGCCTGTTGAACACACGCTTGCCGACTGGGTTCATCTCTTGGGGGCTGGAGCCGCATGGAAGGGGCAGCCAGCGATTAGAGATGGTGGATGGGGGTTTGGGCTTGCCAAGGGTCATTTGGAGGCCCACAGGCCGTTCTGGGCGGGCCTGTGGGGTTGTGGTTTGGTAGGGGCTGTCAAGCATCGGCCAAGGGCAAGCCTTCAGGCGTGGTCAAGCCTGCTTGATGGGCTTCGGCGTTCGTGTAGATGGGGTCGAGCTTGCCATCGGCGGTTTCCTTGAAAGCCACGGGTGGGTCTCCAACGAAGATGGCCTTCTCGTAGATCAAGGTGACGCCGCAGTGTCGGGAGAAGCCATCCAAGGCGTCAGTCTGCACGTCGATGCCCTTGACGCCAAGCACGTCCCGCATGAAGGTGGCGTGGGCCGGGGCATGGGCAGCGTACTGCGAGACGCAGAAGGCGTCTGATACATCGTCCTTGCCGGTGAATTTCTTGGCAAGGGCAACCAAGTGGGGCCAAGTCCCGGTCACGATGTACATGGCCTTCATGTCCTGGCCTTCGTGGTTGGGGCCGAGGGCAAGTGTGAGGTCGGGGTCGGACGCGGTGTCGATGTGGATGCAGGTGCGGGACTGGTTGAAGTTGGCGTCAGCCCGCAAGAACGCTTCTGCGGCCTTGGCTGCGATGGCGCGGTCTTGCGTGTTCTCGGGGGTGGTACGAAGGCCGATGGCGGTGTACTTGGCAACGTAGGGGCCAGCAAGGGCTTCTTGGGCGGGGGTGAGTTGGTCGGACATGGTTGGTTCCTTTTGGTTTGGGTTGGGTTTGGGTTTTGGGTTGGGTTTGGGGTTTAGACAAGTGAGACGTAGCCGGGCTCGTCCATGAAGATTTCAGGGCCTGTATAGGGCACTTCCTTGTCCTTGAAGGCGTCGTGGTAGTGGTGTCGTAAGGCGTACTTCCTTTTGGTAGTGGGTTGGGCAAGGTTTCGGAGGTAGTAGGGGCCGTCTTGGAATTGTCGGCTCATACCTTTCATGGCCTCGGGCAGCTTGGGGACTCGGACTGTCTTTGTGAAGTCAGACCGGGGCCGGTGCACGATGGGCGTGGGGGCAAGGGTTATGCGGGTGGGTCTGGCCAAGGCAAGGTGGGGCAAGGCGGTGTAGGCCTTCAGGTACGCGGCGGTCATCGGGGTGTCCCACCCGCCATGGGTTATGGTGAGGGTGTTGTCGTTGTGGTAGATCAGGATGTTGGTGCTGTGCAAGAGTACCTCAACTGATGTGGGTGTGATTATCAGTCGGTGGTTCTTTGAGTGGGTGGGTTTGCCTCTAGTTCGTGTGGCAAGTGCAAGGATTGTGCTGTAGTCGGTGGGGTAGGTGTGAGGGACTTTAGATGTGAACATGATGTCAGTACCAGATACTAGTATACTAGATAAGGCGAAAAATGACAGGAAACTGTCAGGAAGCAAAAATTTCTTGACAGTGCAAGCCGGGTGTGGTAGGAAAATCGGGCGATGCACCAAAATGGTGCATTTTTGGTGTTTTTGGGGGGTCTATATAAATCAACGACTTACGTGGATAAAAGTGAAAATCCGAGTGGTGTTTTGAAAAACACTATAAGGAGGGAAATCGGACAAAAAATAAATTGACTTTTCTTCCCTAAAACACTCGCCGAAGTCAAAAGTTGAGCTTCTAAGTCACTGTTTTCTTGAAACAAAACAAACTATTTGACTATTTTGTTTTCCGATTTTTGATCTCTGACTTCAGTACCTTATCCAAGTAAGTTGTTGTTTTATAAAGGGGCTTGTGGATAAGTCGATAGTAAGTACTAACCCAACTTACTGTTACTTCTTGTTACAAAGTGACAGTTTTTTGTGTAAAACCGCGTCCTTTTGGCAAGGCTAATTTTCGGAAGATGCCAGAATGGGCTTGCATCTGCGCGGTTTTTGGGGCTTGTCAGTAGTAGTTTTGCGCGATTTGAGCGTACTTAAGGCTTGCATAGCGTACGTAATAACAGCATAATTTCGTACTTTTCGCGTAATTTTCACTACTTGTCAATAATTTTTGTGCCAACTTATGCGAAAATCTGCGCACTAAGTTTGTCGATACGCTTGCTTCGCTTGAATTTAGGGCCTAACAAGTAACCAATTGATTGATAAAGCGTGTTGTTGAGCAGGTCAACGACTTGACCATTTGATTTTCGTGCGAGTTTTACTGCATTGTCCAAGTTGGCAAAGGCTTTCAAGCGGTAGCGAACTGAGGTTTCGGGGTCGATTACGAATACGCCGTAGTTTTTCATGGTGGTTCTCTTTGATAAAGGGGTCTAGGACTTGCCAGAACGGGGCTGGAAGCGATTTTTAGGGCTTGGGTAGGGTTAGGGTGCTTGGACAGGGTTTAGAGGCTTGGGCAGGGTTATGGGGCTTGCAGGGTCATTGATCTAGCCTATGCCGTTGATCTAGCCAAAGCCAAACCCAAAACCATACCCAAAGCCAAAGTCCCAGCCAAAGCCAAAGCCAAAGCCCAAGCCCCAGCCCACCTAAAACTCAACCGCCAAGATACCCGCCCATGACCGGAACTCCGGCCCGAACTCCAGGCAGGAGACGCGCTCATGCTGTCAGCAAGGGCATGGAGCATATCCAAGTGATCTTTTTCGAGTCGGCGCAGTTCCCTGGCCGCTTGCATGGCCAGAGCAGGAGTGGGGGCCACTTCAAGGGCCTTGGCGAGAGTTTGTGTGGGTGTCATCGAATTCTCTTCAGTGGAAACCTCGGCCTTCAGGCCGATACTGTGTTGTACAGAAAAATGGGCTACAATGCAGGCAACGAAAGGCGGCTGGGCAAGCCGTTTCTGCGCATGGAGGGACCATAAGACCAAACAAAGCCAAGGCTTTGGAAGGCGTGTCCCGTAGAAGTGCGAACCTCAAGAGGGTTAAGCATGCAAGTGTTTAACCCTCTTGGAATCCCTTGCCTTTAGGCAAGGGAGGATGTCAAAAGGGTGCGATGGAGGTTGTAGGCTTGCTCAGGGCAAGTGTCTGAAGTTCAGCCGGACGTAGCCAACGTCAATGCGTCCGGCTCTCGATGGCTTGGACGATCACGCCAAGCACAACGGTGATGACAGCGACAATGACAGAGGCGATGGACGCTTCCCCGGCCAGGATAAACATGGAAGCGAAACAGAGGGACATTACGATGCTCACGGTAGTAAACCTTTCATGGTTAGGTGTTCAGTGAGGATGGCCCTGCCGTGGGCCGTGGAGAGGGCATACCGGCTGCACGGGAGCTTGTGCTGTGTGTAGGCCGGTTTAAGACTGTAGATGACCGTCTGCGCGTCGGTCTGGCTCACGTACAAGTCAAGAGGCTTGAACTTGTACTGGAGCTGGTTGTTGGTGTTAACTTGCAGCATGGATGGCCTCAATCGCTTGGTCGTCCCACTCGCTGAAGTAACACTCGGCCTCGTATGCCTGTTCGACTTGGGCTTCGTCCTCATCGTCGAAGTAAGCGACGACTTCGCGGTAAGAGCCGAAGTCATGGCTCTCCCGCTTGACCCGAAAATCGGGAAGAGGGAATTTCTCGCGCAACATACGAAGGTAGTGGGCAATCTCGACGGACTGGAGCCGTTCGAAGTCGGGGAAGCCCATCTGGGCGACGGGGGCATCAGCCGGGGCCGAGCCGATATAGATGTAGTCTCGCATACTATCTCCTATGAAAAACAGCCTAAGTACACGAATATGCACTTAGGCGGTTTCTCAACCGCGCTATCAGGGGCTGATTAGGCCCCGTCGTTATCTAATTCCGCACTATCGCGGGTGCTTTATACCCTTGTAATCGGGTTCTCTATTAAAACCTTGCGAATTGCCGTACTCTGGTTTAAAAGCTCAATAAGGAGGGTGTGAAGTGGTGTGGCACATTGTGGGGTGGCTTTATCGTATGCCGCAAGAATGAATCCTGCGGGTATTGATAATCCCTCACGCCTGTAGGCCGCTTGTTTCATACCGCTTATTGAGTCAGGAAACCGCATGAGTATGCTATGCATTGTCACCAATACATCATTTTCCAGACAATCTAGGGGTTACGTGCTCCGAGTCCTACTGGGTTACACGTTCTTGGCATAAATGCCGTTCTTTATAGTTGTCGGTGCTTTGTGGGTGCATTAAACGCGGTTTCCCCGCGCACATCCATACCATGCAAGATACACCGACGCTACACCTTGTGTAGTCTTATACGCGCATATCCCGGGATATGGGTTCAAGCCTTGACAACTCGCGCGGTTAACCCTATGCCCGAATAGTGGGCACGTACAATGGCCGCGCTGTCTATAAATTTTTAAAGAATACCCGAATCAATCGTTGTCACGTTTGTATCATTCGCGCATCGGATACCATGACCCCTTAGGGCATAGTTCCGATGGCCCGTGGGCCATCATAAATGCGACAATGAACAAACCCGATTAACTAAGCGCGGTGATCCGCAGCGGGTGGGAGACTTATCTAAGGGTTTTCCCGTAAGGGTTTCCCTAGGGTTTCCCTTAGATAAGCCCCAATGGGGCTTGTGGTTATGCGGGCATCGCTTGGCCGGTCGCGCCGGGCAGCTCTTTGCCTGCCATGCGCTCGGCACGCATGGCGCTGGCAGCGTCACGCCACTCATTAAACTTCGCCAGTGCCTTTGCAGCACTCGTGGGTTTTCCTGTTTTGGTCAACTGGGGGAATTGGGCCAGAGCCGCGCCCATGCGAAGGAATTCAGAGTAAGGGGCTTTGCCATCGATCTCCATGAGGGTCACGGCCTTACCGCTGAGGTCAGTCAGTGCAGCGCATGCGGGGCGGATGTTGCCATGCGAGAGCGCCGTGATGGTGGCCTGTTCGCCTGATTGGGCGAGCGTATCAATGATAGCCTTGCGATGTTTGCCAATGGCAAGCATAGTGCCAGCATCAGCACCCTGCGCGAGTGCATGGGCGAGTTTCGCGGGTGATTTGCCTTTGGCAACAGTGTAGGCGTTGAATGTAACAATTTCTTTAGGCATGATGGTTTCCTTTGTGGTTAGTATGCTTTGGTATGACATTGCTATGTATTTAGTTCTGCCATGACCTGAACTATACATGATAATGTGTTGTTTGGTTACCACAATGTGTAATAGTGTGTAACAGTGCATACAGTTGACGTATAGGGTATTTGTGTGGTATAATTTGGCGTGTCGCCTCCCCCACCTCCGCCATATACAAAATTTTTTAAAACTTTTCGCACATTTACACTCAAAATGTCACTAATTTAGCGACAATTCGCCTCATAATCCGCGTATGAGTGCAATCCAGCGCATCCCCATCGAAGAACGTGCGGCTTATTTACGCTTTGAGATCACCTCCAAAGAGCTATCCGCACGCTACAACATCCCCATCGGGTACCTCTACCAGATACTCCCGCGCCCACCCCGCCCCAAAAAACCCAAGAAATCCGAGCTAAACGCCGCCCGCAGGGCCTTCCGCACCCAGCTTGCCTCCACGACCCCCACCTTGGAGGCCGCCCGGATCGCCCATTGCTCGACGCGCACTATCTTCCGGTACAAGGCGAAGGCACGAAATGGCGCTTAAAAACCTCGACTTGCACGGAGACACCCAACAAGAGCCTCCACAGCAAGCCACGGTGTTCCGCACGGTGACAGCAGAGACCTTGGACATCCACTCGGAACTGCTGGACAACTACAACGCCGCCCTTGCCCTGCGAGAGACCTTGCCCTACCGCGACGACGTGCCGCCCAACCAGATCGCGCAGATCATGAACAGCATGACCACGATCTTGACCCAGCTCACGAAGTTTATAGCTCGCAGCGCATCAAGGACATCGAGCTCATCCTGATCGAGACCCTGAAGTCCATGCCCCAGCCCATGCAGGACAAGTTCTTCGACCTATACACCAAAAAATTCCCCCAAGATGTTCGCTGACCACCTCCAGCGCGTCCGAGACGCCGTTGCTGGCACCTACACACTCTCAACCTTGTCCAAATGGGTGCAAAAGAACATCTACTTGGAAGGCGAACTCATTGACCTGAGCGGGAAATACAGCTTCCAGGCCGACATCATCGACAACCCTGCCCGGGTCGTCAACGTGGTTAAGTGCGCCCAGATCGGCTTGTCCACGGTCTCTATGTGCCACGCCCTTGCCGCACTTGCCACGCAGCGCCCTTTGAACGTGATCTACACGATGCCAAGCGCCACGGACGCCGTAAAGCTATCCACCACCAAGATGGCACCCTTGCTCATGGGAAGCCCGGAGCTGCGCCGCTTGGTAAACCCCGAAGTCAACAACTCCGAGCTAAAACAACTGGGCACCAACTTCCTGTTTATCCGTGGAACACGATCTGAAACAGCAGCCTTGTCCATTTCCGCCGACATGCTGGTCAACGACGAGATCGACCGGTCAGACCCGGACACCTTGCTACAGTTCCGTTCCCGCTTGCAGGCCAGCAAACACCGCCTGATTCGCAATTTCTCGACCCCAACCATCGCCGGAGTCGGGATTTCCAAGGAAGCCGAGACCAGCCGACGCTACCGCCACTTTGCGACTTGCGATTGCTGTGGTCACCGGTTCTTACCCGAGTATTACACCCACATGCAGATCCCTGGCTACAGCGGTAGCCTCATGGACATCACACGTAGTAACCTGAAGGATGTTCGGTGGCAGGAAGCGCACTGGGCTTGCCCAAAATGCGGAAAAGACCCCCAACTCGACCGCTCCAGACTTGAATGGGTGGTCGAAAACCACCTTGACCAGCACGAGGCGGCCACCTACTACGTAAGCCCCGCGACAGCTTACGGCATCTTGACTCCAGATTACATCGTGCGCTCGTCCACGGAGTTCAACACGAAGGCGGAGTTCCACAATCAGGTGCTTGGCATCGAGGCTGAAACCTCGGACGACCAGATCTCCCCCAGCGACGTGGCCGCTTGTGCTTACGAGGGTGACCTCAATAGCTCGGAAGTGCACTACATGGGGTGCGATATGGGTCACATCACTTGCACCGTGAGCATTGGCCGCATGACTCTTGACGGAAAGTTGCTGGTGGTACACCGCGAGGAGATCCCGCTTGCCATCTTCGAGCAGCGCCGACGCGAGCTATGCGCGAAATACCGGGTGCTCATTTCCGTACACGACGCCCAGCCGGAGACAGACTTGGTGCGGCGCATCACCGACTACGACAAAAACGCATACGGAGCCGGGTTCGTGACCACGAAAAGCACCGATATGTACACCGTGGCACAGCGAGACGCGGATCACACGACCGGGCGCATGAACTTGCGCATGGTCAAGGTCAATCGGACGGTAGCCTTGGACTCGATCATGCAGATGTTCAAGGACAGATCGCTTGTCATCCATCAGGGGCCGAGGTCGGAGGCGTATAACGCGCACTACACCGATATGCGCCGCCAGCAGGTGTTCGACCGCAACAACGAGATCACCTACCAGTGGGTGAAAAGCAGCAAAGGCGAGGATCACATGCACTTCGCCTTGCTCTACCTGATGCTGGCTTGCCGCTTGCGTGCTACTGCTCAGGGAGGAGCCTTGCACCGGGGCATGTCGCTGGTGCGCAGCTTCCGCACCCGACATTAAGCCCTTACAATGTGCCCAAAAGGACGTAATCCATGGCCATTTTAGACAAAATCAGCGGTATCTGGGCAGCAGCCAAGCTGCCTGCTCTGCCTCCTGCGAAGGTAAAGCCTACGCAGACGAGCATTCCGGGCTACAAGACGCAGATCGCCAAGCAGACCAGCGCCCTTATCAAGCCTGACCGAAGACTTGCCCAGTCCGACATACTGGAGATGCGTCTTGGCCAGACAACCAAGCAGGTTATCCGGGATTTGGCAGCCGCAAGCCCGGACTTGTCTGCCACTATGAACGCATATCTGCGTATCGGCATCCCGGAGCGTTTCACGGTGGTGGCCCGTACGACAGATGGCATCGTGAGCCCGGACAGCACGCAGATTGCCAACGAGATTCTGCGCCGCATCACGTTCGTGGGCGACCCCAACCTTGGCTACAACAGCTTCTCATCCTTGCCGGAGCTGTCCGCTACTCTCGGCAAGGAGCTTCTGTTGTACGGCAGCGCCAGCCTGGAGCTCGTGCTCGATAAGACCCGTATGCCTACCCGGTTGGTGCCCGTGCACACGCCCTCCATCCGTTATTACGAGGACGATATTGGCGTTCGCCCTGTGCAGGTCATAGGCGGGCAGGAGATCGACCTTGACATCCCGACGGTGTTCATCTTCAACCAGGACCAGAGCTTGCTGACGCCGTATTCGGACAGCCCGCTGGAGTCGGCCGTGCAAGCTGTGCTTGCCGACAGTGCCTTCCTGAACGACTTGCGCCGCGTCATGAAGCGTGCCATCCATCCCCGGTTGGTGGCCAGCATCATCGAGGAGCGCGTGCGCCAGAGTGCGCCCCCCGAGATTCTGAACGACCCGGACAAGATCAACTCGTTCATGTCGGACTTGATTTCCGGCCTGGAGAGCACCATCAACGGCTTGAACCCCGAGGATGCCTTGATCTCCTTCGACACGGTGGAGTACAGCTACCTCAAGAGCGATAGCGGTGGTACCGACCCCGGCAACACCATGAAGTCCGTGCAGGACATGATTAATTCCAAGCTGCAAGCGGGTGCGAAGACGCTTCCGGCCGTGCTTGGTCGAGGCAACGGCAGTGGTACTACCGCCAGCGTTGACACCATGCTGTTCCTGAAGAACGCGGAGATGGTGCGAACCATGCTCAACACCTTGCTGAGCCGCGCCCTGACTCAAGCCGTACGCTTGTTCGGACAGGACGTGTATGTGGAGTTCCGCTACGCCGACCTCGACATGCGCCCCCAAAGCGAGCTAGAAGCGTACCGCACCATGGAGCAGTCGCGGATTTTGGAGCAGCTGTCTTTGGGCCTAATTACGGATGAGGAGGCTTGCATCAAGCTGACTGGAAACTTGCCCCCGGCCGGGTTCAAACCCTTGTCCGGCACCATGTTCAAGACAGCCCCAGCCGCCCCGCAGCAAAACCCGAACAGCCAGACCAGCACCATGCGCGACGGCCAGAGTACCCCGCAGCAGCCCAAAGGCCCGGCGAAGGCGGAGGTAGACCCTAACTTGACGGCGATGCTGCATAACAGCCACTCACTTGCTCAGGACGCATTGGCTCATGCCAAGCAGACGACGGACAACACCACGAAGTCCGTGTCCGATCTGGCTTGGGCCATGCAAAATGCAGTGGCCAGCCAGTCGCGCCAGCCCGTGAACGTGAGCGTGGCCCCCAGCGAGGTCAAGCTGACCCTGCTCAAGGAGCGTGGCCCGAAGACCTTGAAAGTCACACGGGATGAGGATGGGCGACTCTCCTCGATCGTAATGGAGCACGACGACGATGACCAGCAGCGCTAAGTGGGTCACGCCCGCCCGCAAGGCGATGCTGGCCGGAGACTGGAAGCACGGGACGTATTACCTGGCCTTGTTCCGAGAGCCCTTGCCCATCACGACGGCCAAGTACAGCGCCGTCAACGAGATCAAGGCCCAGGGGTACCGGGCCGGGGGTGTGCAGATCGCCAGTCCCGTGGTAGGGACGGATGGGGATTTTGCAGTCCTCCAGTTTTCCGGTATGGCGGCCTGGAAAGGGGCGACCATCCGCGCCCGATACGGCCAGATTTACTCGGACTACAAGACCCTGCTTGTCTTTGATCTGGGTGAAGATGTCAGTTCGACCAACGATACTTTCAAGGTACACTTGAGCGACTTCGCCATCTACCTCTGAAGCACTGGACTTTAAATGAACGAACTTGAGGAAAAGCTCAACTGTGCGTTTGCGGATG